CCAAAGAAGTACATTGGCACACCGATGGAAGCGGCGAATCGGGACTATCCCCGAAAGAACTGGTCGAGTTTAATACTTTGGAATTGTGATCACCCAAGAAATAAGGTATTAACGCCTGAGTTTGTGGATGACCACAGCGGCTCAGACTTACACCGATTCGGTTGGTTGCCCGATTCACTTATCGGTGAGCTACCGAAAGAATGGAACGTATTAGTGGGCGAACAAGACAACAAAAACGCCAAAATAGCCCACTACACGCTGGGCATACCTGAGTTTGACCATTACCAAGATTGTGATTTCAGCAAGCAGTGGCACAATACCAAAAGCCGAATGATGAACGGCCTGATCAAAATGAAAGAAATGGCTGATGTTTGACCTTTTAAAATGGTCAAGAAGCATCGAATTAAAATTACACAATGCGGTTTTTGATAGGTTTCGCAAGCATTCTTTAATTGGCGATCAACCATTTTTTAGCAAAGAATCGTTAAGACCTGCCAAAGAACTAGAGCTGGCGCACCCACAAATTAAAGCTGAAGTGCTAAAGATTCTTGAACGGTACGAGGAATTAACGCCGTTTCAAGTAATGTCGCCAGATCAAGAAAGCCTATCAAATGATGACCGATGGAAATTCTTTTTTTTAAAATGCGCCAACATTAAGTTTAAGAAAAACGCCAAAATGATGCCGCAAACAATGGCGGTTATTGACAAATATCCTGAAATTGTTAGCGCCTACCTGTCAATTCTTGCGCCACATAAGTCTTTGCCGCCTCATGCTGGGCCGTGGCCCGGTGTGCTGAGGGCGCATTTGGGTGTGTTAATCCCAACAGGTAAACAAAAGCCGCACATCATTGTGGATGGGTTTAGGTATGAATGGAAAGAGGGTGAGGTTGTCTACTTTGATGACACCTATGAACATGAGGCACACAACCCGACAAATGAAATAAGGGTAGTGCTGTTTATGGACGTATTGAGGCCAATGTCGTTCCCCTATAACTGGGTAAATCGGTTTATACTTTCAGTAGCGATCTTGTTCCCATACATTTGGATACCTTATTTCAGACACAAAAAATGGGAAAAACAATTCCACGGAGGTAAACGTGCCTGATTACAGCCTGTTAGCCCAAGCCCTAAGCCGTGAACCCGGCTTGTCTGGCGCAAGGTATTTAGAGACCGGACAAAACATAACTGATGGCACATTGAAAGGCAAAGGTTTCTTTGGTGAGATACCTGTGAATCAAGGCGGCGCAATGACCGAGTTTTCAAGCGCTTATGAGCAAGACGGCAAAATGGTGTCACACCCATTGCTAGTGCCGACCCTTAACAAACAAGAAATTGACCTGTTAAGAATGGGCATAGAGCCAACGCCAGAGATATACAAGAAAGCGCAAGACTATGCCCAGCAACGAATCGGTGCAGGTCAAAGCCCATTTGCCACACCGCAAGAGTTAAGATACCCCATCCCCACCGAATAACATAATGCTTTATTATGAATGAGATAACTAAAGTAGTTAAGAATAGAAAGAAAGCTGGCGGTAGGTCTGCGGGTACGCCTAATAAGGTCACAGCGCAGGCTAGAGAGGCCATAGCAATGTTCGTGGATGGTAATGCCCACCGACTCGCACAGTGGCTTGATGAGGTTGCTATGGGTGTTCCTGAGCATGACATAAAACCCAATCCTGCCAAAGCCTTTGAGCTATTCCAATCAGTGGTTGAATACCATGTACCCAAGCTGGCAAGGACTGAGATCACTGGTAAAGATGATGGGCCAGTAGAAATGGTGGTGACATGGGGCGGCGTGAAGTAATCCTGCCATACAGCCCAAGGGCGGCTTTCATGCCGTTCCACTTGAGGACTGAGAGATGGGCGTGCCTACTTGCCCACCGTAGAGCTGGAAAGACCGTAGCGGCAATCAACGATCTGATCAAACGAGCCATAACCGAAAGCGGCAAAGGCGCACAGTATGCGTACATAGCCCCGTTTAGAAGCCAAGCCAAGCGAGTGGCATGGGATTACCTCAAGCACTACGCAGCACCAATCACCAAAAACACCAACGAAGCCGACTTAGCGGTCGAGCTGGTGAACGGCGCAAAGATCATGCTGTTTGGCGCTGATAACGCTGACTCAATGCGGGGCATGGGCTTTAACGGCGTTTATATGGACGAATACGGTGACTTCAGGCCAAGCGTCTGGGGAAACATCATTCGACCGTGTTTAAGTGACCGCCTTGGGTGGGCTGTGTTTGGGGGAACGCCAAAGGGGAAAAATCAGTTTCACGACATCTACAAGGTAAGCCAAGTAGTGCCAGACTGGTTTTTGTTAAGGCTGCCGGCAAGTGTGTCTAAGATACTGCCCGACTCAGAATTGCAGGCGGCAAGGTCACAGTTAAGCCAAGACCAATACGACCAAGAATACGAGTGCAGCTTTGATGCCGCCTTGTTGGGGGCGTTTTACGGTCAGGAAATGCGCTTGGCTGATGATGAGGGCAGGATTTGTGAGCTACCGTTTGAGCCTGAAGCGCCGGTTTACACCGCATGGGACTTAGGTTATCGGGACGATACGGCAATCTGGTGGTATCAGGTAGTCAGGGGTGAGATCAGGGTAATGGACTATTACGCTGTATCAGGCGCAAGCATTGAGGAATTAGCCAATACAGTCATAGCCAAGGGTTACCGATACACCCGCCACTTCTTGCCGCATGATGCCAGAGCTAAGACCTTGGCCTCGGGGGGTAAATCAATTGTCGAGCAATTGGCGGCACATTTGGGCGGCATGAGCAAACTGGCAATCGTGCCTGAGATTGGCATACAAGACGGCATCCAAGCGGTGCGGATGATCCTGCCTATCTGTTACTTTGACTCTAGGTGCGATGAGGGGCTGGAAGCGTTAAGGCAATACCAGCGGGAATACGATGAGGACAAGAAAACTTTTCGTCAAACTCCACGCCACGACTGGTGCTCACACCCCGCAGATGCGTTTAGAATGTTGGCAGTAGCCTATCGACAAGAGGCAAGAGATCAAACACCGCCCAAGGGCAAGACCCTGCAAACCATCACACTTGATGAGTTGTGGGACTATGAGATGCAACATAAAGAGGAACGCATATGAGCCAGCCAGTAGCAGAAGTAGGTGGATACAAAAACATCACCGCCACAGGCGCAGTCAGCACTGGCCCTTGCCAGTTGATTGGTTTCTACGTCAATAACACCAGCTCAGGCACTTTGGTGCTCAAGGATGGTGGTTCAAGCGGTACGGTCATGTCTGGCACGATCACGCCAGCCATTGGGTTTCACCGATTCCCTGCTAATGTGGGATCAAACCTACACGCGACCATAGGCAGCACACTAGATGTGACGTTCTTCTTCTCTAGCGGTAACTGATATGTACGCAGAAAACGGCGCATACGAGGGGGAAGACTCAGGCCCGTACTGGCACGACCAGATTGAGACCGCCATCAAGATTTTTGATAAGTGGGAAAAGCGCGGCTTAAAGGTTGTCAAGCGGTATCGGGATGAGCGTGATGCCATAGAGATGCCAAGGATGAAGTTCAACATCCTGTGGTCAAACATTCAAGTACTGTTCCCCGCCTTGTACGGCAGACAAGCCAAGCCCGAAGTCTCACGCAGATACATGGATCAAGACCCTGTGGGTCGATTGGCCTCTACGATGCTTGAGCGTGTCATGGAATACGAGACCACGCAATTCGGTGACTTTGACAATGCAATGAGTGGCGCGGTGCAGGACAGATTGCTGCCCGGTCGCGGTACAGCATGGATTCGGTACGAGCCTGTGATTGTCAATGACCGCCCCGAGGTTGAGGGCGAGATGGAACAGGATGAGGCGCAGGTCTACAACACGATTGAAGACCCAACAGAGCGCATTGACGCAGCCCACAGCCCTATTGATTACGTCTACTGGTCAGACTTCTTGCATTCACCCGCCCGCACATGGGATGAGGTTTGGTGGGTGGCTCGCGCTGTCTACATGACCAAGGAGGAGGGTGTCGAGCGCTTTGGTGACGTATTCAACAACGTCAGCCTGACCAGCTCAAACACCGACATGGACGGCAAGAATCCATTAACCGCCAAGATGACCTACGACAAAAAGGCGATGGTCTATGAGATTTGGAATAAGCGCACCGCCAAAGTCTGTTGGATTGCCAAGGGTTATCCACAAGCATTAGACGAAAGGGATGACCCACTAGAGCTTGATGAGTTCTTCCCATGCCCCAAGCCGCTGATGGCGACCACCACCACCGGCACGATGATTCCTGTCCCTGATTACTGTGAGTACGAGGATCAGGCACAAGAGCTGGACAACTTAACACAGCGCATTTACTTGCTAACCAAGGCTTGTAAAGCGGTTGGCGTGTTTAATGCTGAGTTCAAAGAGCTGGCGCGAATGTTCAGTGAGGGCGTGGACAACAAGCTATTCCCAGTGACTGGCTGGGCGGCAATGTCGGAAAAGGGCGGCTTAAAGGGCGCAATCGACATGATGGACACTTCGCAGATCATTGTGACCTTGCGGGAGTTGTACGCAGCTAGAGAACAGGTCAAGCAATCGATCTACGAGATTATGGGCATATCGGACATCTTGCGTGGATCGTCCAAAGCCCAAGAAACCCTCGGTGCTCAACAGCTTAAAGCCAACTTTGGTAGCTTGCGGTTAAAGAGCAGCCAAGGCGATGTGGCTCGGTTTGCTACTGACATTTTCAAGCTCAAAGCGCAGGTTATTTGTAAGTTCTACCCGCCTGAGCTGATTGTGCAAATGTCTGGCGTGATGAATACACCAGACGGTCAAGACCCGCAAAGGTTGCAAGCGGCATTGGAGATGCTATCGAACAGCACCATCCGCGACTTCCACATTGCGGTTGAGGCTGACAGCTTGGCTCAGATTGATGAGCAGGCAGAAAAGCAAGGCGCACAAGAGGCCATTCAAGCTATTGGTTTGTTTTTGCGTGAGGCAATCCCCATGATTACCCAAGCGCCTGAGACCTTGCCTATGGCCTCTGAGATGCTGTTATTCCTTGTACGCCGGTTTAGAGCTGGTCGGGGATTGGAGAGCGCGGTTGAAAGGGCAATGAAAGCCCTGCAAGATAAGGCAGATGCTGCGACACA